GATGTTAGCATTTGCATTAAGAGCAGATGGATGGTACTTAAGGCAAGATATTATATGGCATAAACCTAATCCAATGCCTGAAAGTGTAAGAGATAGATGTACTAAATCACATGAATATATCTTCCTTTTAAGTAAGAGTAAGAACTATTATTATGACAATGAAAGTATAAAGGAACCTGCTAAAGATTGGGGTACAAGAGATAGAACTAAAGGCAAATATCACAATGAGGGTACAGGTTTATCACCTCATACTGGTCTCACTAAATCATATCCAAAGAAGAATAAACGTAGTGTATGGAGTATAACTAAGAAACCATATAAGGGTGCTCATTTTGCTACTTTCCCACCTGAATTAATTGAACCATG